AGTTAAGGGAACTTAAATCTGTTAGATTTGTTACACGTGAAGTTTTCGATCCATCAGAGTTAAGTGATGCTCAAGTTCCAGCAGTCTTAGTGTTAAGTGGTAATGAAAGAAAATCTGACATTAGTAGAGCATCAAGACAAGGAACAGTAGAGTTCATTCTAACAGGGTTTGTTAAAGGAAAGTTTTTAGATACTGCCCGAAACAAACTGTTAGATGACATTGAAACGAAATTGTATGAAGATACAAAAAGAAATGGATTTGCATCCGACACTGTGATAACAGAAGTTAATACAGACGAAGGTGTAAGTTTTCCATTAGGTGCGGTTCAAATAATCGTGCAAGTAGAATATATTCACCCCAAAGGTGATTTAGACAAATAACAGTAATAGGAGCAAACAATGGCAGTTCTAAAAGGTAAAGACGGTTCAATATCAGCAGGTTTGAACAATCTTGCAAACATCACTTCTTTCACTATCAATGAAGAAGCAGATACACTAGAAACTACAGCGATGGGTAACGCAGGTTACAAAACGTTTGTAGGTTCACTAAAATCATGGAGCGGAACAGTTGAAGCAGTATTTGACGATACTGATACAGCTATTCAAGTCGGAGGAGCAATCACACTAACAGTTTTAGTTGATGATGGTTCATCTGCACAAGTTCAATACTCAGGTGATTGTATCGTAACTTCAAGGTCAGTAGAAGTTGGTGTAGCAGATTTAGTCGGTGTTACTTTCGAAGTAACAGGAACAGGTGCTTTGACTGAAACTATATCATAATAATATAATTTCACAAGAGGTATAAAATGACTACAAGCGTAATCAATAATGCGAAAACGCATTTTAAAACTAGACTTACAGATAAACTTGAATGGGTAGAATGCCCAGAATGGGATTGTAAAATCTACTTTAAGTCTAGTGCAACACTTAAGCAAACCGAAGAGGTTGTTGCTTTGCACCGTGAAAATAAAATCGCGGAAGCATTAGCAACTGTCCTTATTCAACGTGCGTTAACAGAAGATGGGAAAAAAATGTTTGTCGGTGCAGACAAATTTGACATGATGAATTCAATCGACCCAGATGTTGTTACACGTATGGCTACACACATTCTTAATGTAGAACCTACAGCGGAGAATGTAGCAAAAAACTAAGTGCCGATGTTGACACATATTTCCTGTATCAACTAGCAGAACTACTGCACAAGTCTGTTAACGAGATTATGGAGATGTCAGCATCGGAATTTATTGGATGGGCTGAGTATTTTAAGTTGAAAGAAAAACGGAGTAAGCGAAATGGCAAACACAAGTATTGAAATTGAAATTAAAGCCCTCGACAAAGCAACCAGTAAATTAAACTCAATATCTAATTCAATGACTCCACTGAATAAAAAGGTGGGGAAACTAGATAAACAGTTTGACAAGGTTGACAAGTCAATCAAAAAAACAAGTGGGTCTTTTAGAGGATTAAAAGGTCTACTAGCAGGAGCCATCACAATAGGTGGTCTTACTGCATTTACGAAATCAGTTGTTGAAGCAAGTTCTCGTGCAGAGGATTTGAAAACAACACTTGATACCGTTACTGGTTCAGCAAAAGCAGGCGATGATGCATTTAAGTTTATTAATGACTTTGCAACAAGAACTCCTTTTGATATCGAAACACTAACAGAGACATTCATCAAACTAAAGTCATCGGGTATTGAACCAACCGAAGAACTTTTAACATCGTTTGGTGATATGGCGTCTGTTACTACTGACCGAATAGGGTCATTGAATGCTGTTACAGATTTGTTCTCAAGAACTACATCGGGCGGTTTAGGACTAGAAGAACTAAACCGTCTCGCTGATAGAGGTATTCCAGTCTTTAAAATCTTAGGAGATGAACTAGGATTAGCAAGATTAGAAATCTCTGAGTTTGGTAAATCAGCAGAAGGTGCCGCTAAGATTAAAGATGCACTACTTAAAGGACTCGATGAGAACTTTGGTGGTGGTATGGAAAAAGCATCTAAGAACTTATCAGTATCTCTTTCTAACTTAGGTATCGCAGGTAACAATGCTCTAATCGCCGTTGGTGAAGGTGGTCTTTCAGATGCACTTAACTCAGCCGCACAACGTATGACAGACTTTATTACGAACAATGAAGACTTAGCAATGGCACTTGGTGAGAAACTAGGACAAGCTGTTACATTTGTTGTAGATGGTATCGCATCACTATCAAGTGGTATGGAAAAAGCATCTCCAATATTTGAACTACTAGGAACTATCTTTAATGATATTCTTGTCCCAGCATTTAAGATGGCATTTGATATATTAATCAAAGTTGCAGAAGCATTATCCCCACTAGCAGAAACAATCGCACCATTGGCACAATCAGCATTTGAAGGCATAGCAAACGTTATGACTGATGTTGTTATACCAACGTTTGAATTAGTTATTGGAACAATCGGGAAAGTTATTGACAAGATACAAAGCATGATTGATTTCATCGGTAGTGGTATCGGTAAAGTCAAAGAGTTTGGTGGTGCAGTAAGTGATAAAGTTACAGGTGGCTTCACAAAAGCCGGAGACGCAATCGGTGGTTGGGTTGATGGTGGTAAAGCTAAGTTAAATGATTTCTATGACTTTGCAGTAGGTAATTCTATTATCCCAGACTTAGTTGCAGATATCGGTAAAGTAATGGATCAACTACCAAAGAAGATGGTTAATCCAATATCAAAAGCAGTCGAAAACTCAAAGATGGAGTTTAATGAATTGCCAGTAGGACTTAATCCAAACAAACTAGTAGACCCAGTTACAGGTGCTGGTGCAGGCGTAGGTGCGTTAGCCTCAAATGCTCTAACATCAAATTCAGCGGTGAACTTCAACATAAGTGGAGTAAACGCAGGTTCGTCAACTGGTCAGTTTCAATCATCACAAATGAGACAATACATTGAAGGTATTGCTCTACAAACAGCACATACAGTTCTTAGACAGAACACACGCTTTGGAGGGTTAGTATAATGTCAGCGTTACCGTTTCAAGATGGCTTATCAGTTTCAACAAATTATTCAGCACAACCGTTTCACAGACTAGTAGAGTTTGGCGACGGTTACATACAAAGAACACCATTAGGTATTAATCATCAGCGTAGAACAATAAGTGTTCAGCATGACAATCTATCACAATCAAATGCAAACACACTAGTTTTATTTTATGAAGCAAGATTACAAGATGCTGGTCACATAGATATATCAGCAAACGAATTATTAAGAACAGCAGGCAAATTCTACTTAGAAAGTTTTGATGTTCAAATGGCAGACCATGATAAAAGAACAGTTACAGCAAGTATGATAGAGGTATTTGATTTATGAGTTCTACTCCACAAATACAAGCACAGAAACTTGCCACAGAAGCTATTGGACAACTCATGGAGTTTGACTTTCGTGCAATCGGTGGATCTAATAGAGTATACGTTGCAAACACACAAGAGAACGAAGGTTCAGGCAATGCTAACTTAGATATTACATGGGATGGTGCAGAAAGAACGTTTCAACACATAGATTTCTCTCTAAGCAATCTACGTTCAGACTTAACAGGTCAAGTTGCAGAACCAACACTAAAGATAGCGGCTCATGATTTATTTGCAATAAGTGATTGGGCAACGGCAACAACAAACTTTACAATGATGGACTATCGTGGCTTAAAAGTAAAACGTATGAGATTGTTTTTTAACACACCAACACTTATTGATCCGCAAACATACTTTGTAAAATCAGTAGATGAACTATCAGCCGAACAAATGGTTTTTACACTTACTGCTTCACTGGGAACAGAGAACGGTAATAAACCAAGTGCAAGAAAGTTGGAGATATAATATGAAGATGTTTAATTTTAACTTAGACAATTTTGTAAAAACTAAGTTACTACAACAGATACAACAATCTCAAATAGGCAACTTCGTAAAACAAAAAGGCGCACCAGCAATAATCTCTACTATCATTAAGATGATAATAGGAGAAAAAACAAAAGTTAACGAAGGCATAGACATGGGTCAACAAGTCGATGCAGGTGTTATNCCNATTGTTTATGGTCATGTAGGAATGTCAAATACACAGTTTGACAAAGGACAAAAGCCAAGCGATATAGATGCAGAAAAAGTTACACAAGAAGTTAGAATACCTATATCAGAAGGTTCTATNATAGGTGTAGCAAAAAGAACAAATGATAANAANGTAACATTCTTTACAGGTGATACTACAGAACATCTAAAACAAGTTGTTATCAATGATTCATTTGTTATCGATCCAAATACAAGTGTAGCAAACTTCAAAGACATTAAATTCGAAATATCAAAAGGTGATGGAACAAGTAGCAAACAGACTGCAACAATAACAGATTTCAATCCATTACTTGTAGAAGAAGCAGATGGTGTAAAGATTGAAGCAGTAGATGATCCAACTAATCAAAAACTATTAAATGACTTGGGTGATGTTACAGCCGCTAAAGGCGAGAACTATGTTCTTTTCTGGAACAATGATACAGGTCAATGGGAAGCTAAATCATTTAACTCACTACTTAATGAAACAGGTGCTACTTATGATGGTGGCGCAGGTGGAACAGGCGGAACAGGTGGGACAGCAGGTGACGGTGGAACAGGCGGAACAGGTGGCGTAGGCCCATCAGATGGTCTAATCAAATATACACAACACAATCCCCCACCAGTGCATTTCGAAAGTCGTGGCACAACAAAGACAACTACTACTGTTACAGCACCCCCAACATTAGCGGCTTCAGTTGTTAGTGGTAAAGGTGCNCCNNTACGTAGAGAAGATGAAACAACACCTTACTTTTCTACAGCAATCGATTTTGCAGAAGTAGATGAAAGTGTAGATGAAATAAATGTTACAACGTTTTTCCCTGATGGTATCTACAAAGAAATAGAAACTGTATCTACAGCGGTAGATGGCAACATAACTCTTTGTGGCACTACAAGACCAATCGCAAGTTCTGGTAATTTAGATTGTTTAACACCAGCTGTTACTGTAGCACCAAACGGCAAAACAGCAACACAACAAACAAGAGACAATGGCGAAGTAAGAGTTTATGTTGTTTTAACAACTACACTTTGTTCACGTGAATTTGTCTTACATGAATTTGCTTACACTGTTAACAACCGTAAGATAGGCGGACATAAACATACAAAATCATTTAAACTAACAGAAATGAATGCAGGTTCTGGTGCAATAGTTACAGGGCCAAATGCTGGCTCACAACAGATAGGTGCATTAGACGGTTCTGAAGGTGATTGTAATTCTACAGATTTACAAAAATTTAAGTTTGATAACTTTACATTAAGAGATTATTTAGATACGTATCCAGACCAGATTGTCAAAGCGGCAAACGAAGTAAAAGTATATGCTTGGATAGATAACAAATTTGATGGCGAAGACGAAGATGAGTTTTCAATATCTACAAATACATTTTTACATGCAGTAGATGTATGCAAACCAATGAATGATTTCGAAAAGAAATATTCAGTAGGCGGAAATACACAGACTCCTTTTCAATTATTCGAACCAGACCATGGCTTTCAAAATTATATTGCAGAGCCAGAAACTGATCCATATGAACTAGAACTAGCACGTTGTTACAAAGAAGTTATTTCAGGTGCTTTCTCAACAGTTGCACCCCCAACCCCACTATTAGTAACAGATGGCACAACTACAGGTAGTGCAGGAACTACAGGCACAGGTGGAGGTGATGGTTCTGCAGGCACTGCCGGAACAAGTGGAACGCAAGGCTCAGTTACAGTCCCTGCAGTCCCAGATGTCCCATTTGCAGAAATGTCAGTAGACTCATCTTACTCAGGTGATGGTGTTGCAGACACAGTTACACTACCAAAAGTAACAGTTACAAATGCAGATGCATCAGCTAACAATACACTTGTTATTACAGTAACAGACGGCACTGTAGACGTTACTACAGTTCTAGGCACAGTTAGTGCATCAAACAGAAATACTGCCGCAATGACACTTATAGGCACTAAAGCTAACTTACAGACTACTTTAGACTCAGGTCTTAAATTTAGTAGCTCTACGGCGACCACAGGTGACGTTACAATAGGTTTTGCGATAAGTTCTAGTGCAGGTGCTTCGGAATCAAGTAGGGTGATTAGAAGTCAATCTATAACAGATTATGCGGCTCCTTCATTCACAATCACAGTTACAGGGAGTTCAGGCAAGTTTAAAGCATTAGTTCGTGGTAAACTTATTATGAACACAATTACAGCTAGTGGATCAACATCAGATATAGCAGAACAAATCAAAGTAGCTATAAACAGTTACACTGTTGGCACACCAAACTTTACGGCAACACGTTCAAGTAATGTAGTTACAGTCACAGGCCCACAAGGTCTTGGTAACACTTACAATGGTTTACAGCCAACTAACGGTGCTCTGTCTCCGCTCTTAGCAACAACGATTACACCATTTGCAGGAGGAGTATCACCAAGTCGTATTACACAACCAACACAAAATACAAAGACACTAAAAGCAAAGTTCATACCAGCACTTAGATTTACAAATAGTTTAACAGCAAGTAATGTTTCTTTTGCTCAAGTAAAATACAGACCAGCACAAGGTGATGGCGAAACTGAATTAAGCGAACTAGGCTTTTTTGTAGGTGGTAGAGATTTACTAGAAGAACCAGGTTCAGGTAACTCAACATCATTTGCTACATGGAAAGCCGCAGGCTATAGTTCAACAAAAGGTTGGACAAACAATCCAGCATGGGTGTTCTTTGATTATCTTACAAATACTACATTTGGCTTAGGTAATGATATCGTATTAGATGATGAACAAAAAGAACAATTATTTGCAGACATATACAATGCCGCACTATGGTGTGACCAGAACCCAACTGGTTCAGCATTACAAACAGCGGCTAGATTTAATGGTATATTCTATGGTTCAGAATCAAAGTTCGAAGCACTACAAAAGATTGCAGACTCATTCTTTGCTAAGTTCGTTTACTTAAATGGTAATCCAAGATTGATTTATGATGGTCATGCTTATGCATTTGGTTCTTATACACCAACAATCAAGAAATTAGTTAATCAAGCAAACGCTGGAGAAATGATTTATCAAGGAGGTTCAATAGATAATATCTTTAACGTAATCAACGTTAAGTGGAACAACCCTGACAACTTCTTTAGAACAGAAGACGTTCAATACAAGAATTCAGCAAGTGTTACTAAGTTCGGTGAACGTGAAACAACAATAGAACTTACAGGTTGCACAAGTAAACAACAAGCGTTATGGCACGGTGCATGGATGTTTGAAACAGAAGCAACTAACTCAGAAGTCGTAACATACATTGCAGGCTTTGACCATTTCGATGTATTACCAGGAGACTTAATATTAGTCAATGATACACTACGAGTAGACTCACAAACAATAGGTGGTAGAGTTTCAGCAGTATCAGGTGATACACTTACATTAGATAGAACTAGTGGTAGTGGATCAATCGCAGTTATGGATCAAACTGGTGTTATCCGAACAGGCACAGTAAGTGGAACAACAGCAACAATGTCGGGTTCACATGGTTATGTAACAGGCGCAGTATTCAATACGTATACTGGCACACTGTATGGAAACTATCGTGTTATCGCAATAGAAGAGTCAGAAGATGGCATTTATGCGGTTACGGCACAGAAACATGACCCGGATAAATATACTAGAATATGGGCAAACACCGTATAACGGAGAAAAATAAATGGCTTTAGGTAAAACAATACAATACACTCCCTTTCAGGAGACAAGTTTCGGATACGGCGCAACAGAAATTGCATCTAATTATTCATCACTAATCCCAAATGCAACAGATGTAATTACACTTACAATTACATATAGTTCAGGAAACTGGGATTCAACAGGTCATATCTCCACTCCTAGTGTCGGGACTGCCGTCTCTGTATACAACCCAACAACACAAGAATTCGTAGTAAAAGGTCAACGTCAAGATGTAGATGCTGTTCTGGCACTACTAAAGTTTTATCCAGCAGATAAGCCAGTAAGTAGACCAAAATCAGCAAGTAATCTTAATGGGTTTACAACACTATTATATAAAGCAAATCAAACAACAGGAAACTTTGCTGATGAGAACCCTACAGCAATCGGTAATACTGAATTTTCTGCAAGAATTAATAATGCAAGTGGTGTTCAAAAAGTTACAGGAACAATTATATGGGATCCAGTAGAGCCAACTACAGGAAATCAAAGACCATTTTTCTCTACAACACCAGCACATAATAATTATTCAACAAACACATACGATGCAACAACAGGTGATACACTAGACTTTGGTGTTATTTCACATGGTTCTGATACAGAAAATGTTACAGTCAAAGGCTTCTTTGCACCATTTAATAATGCTCATTATACATCACCAATCGTAGATAACACAGGTGCACTAAGCACTTCATTCATAACAGATAACTCTCTTGGAAACTTTGTTGATGTTCAAGATTTATATGTTGGTGATAAGATTGCTACAAANGAAACAACTGATGATGGAGAAAGATTTAACTTTACAGGCTCAGTTGCAGAAGCACAAGCATTTGTTGACAATCTAAGATTTAAAACATCTNCNNCNTCACAAACAAAAACATTCAATATGCATCTAACTGTTGACGATGGTATTACAGGATCAGTCGCAGTTAAAACAATGTATCACGATAAAGCATTGTCAGTATCGACTCTACCAACAACACAAACATTTAAAGAAGACAACACAGCAACTTTTGATNTAGGTGCTGTTGTATTTGGTAACGTTGATGAAATACCAGAAGTCAATTCATTCAAAGCAGTTATTACACTAGACTCTACAGGAACAAGTGGTGCAACATCATTTGGAACTACAACAACTGTAGACACAGAAACATTTTCTGCAGGTGTATTAACAATCATTGATGATAACTTAACAACATTTAAACAAGCAATTAGAAATTTAGAATTTGTCCCAGTAACAGACTTTAATTCAAGTTTTACATTTACAGTAGTAATCACATTTGCAAATGCAACTATTGGTTCATCTTATGCAAGTGCATCACAAACAATAAATGTTACAGGACAAGAAGCAAGTGAAGTAGAAAATATTTCAGTTACACACAATTACACAGAAGACCAAACTTATTATTTCAAAGAAAATACACCATTACAGATTATTCACCCAATCAATCAAGCATTCAAAGTAGAGTTTCAATATGCAATTAATTCTCAAACGATTAGTGAAGTAGGTGATTTAAATACAACAAACACAGATGTAACTAAAACGACAAACGTAAACACTATTACGTTTACAGGAACACGTGACCAACTTAATGATGCACTAGAAAATTTATTCTTTGCACCAGCTACTGATGTTACTCAGACAGTTCGAATAAATGTAACTGTAACAAGAACAGGTGGTGATTTAACATTTGAATCAGCATCAACTGGTGTATTCACAATGGTTGGTAATGCACAAACAGAGTTTACATTTGACTCACCAACAAAGATTACATGGGCAGAAGACACTACTGTTAGATTTCTTAGCGGGTTAGTAATAACAGATACATCATTAGAAGACCCACTACTCCCTGCATTTGGAGGATCATACAAACTTACAGCAAGAGCAAAGTATACTGATGGCAGTGCAGTTGCAAGTTCAGATATTGCATTTACATGTGATGATGCACTAGGGGCAACTATAGCTGGAACAGGAACTGTTGCAGACCCACTAATTATTACTGGTAGCAGAGTTCAAATAAATCATGCTGTTAACAATTTTGTTATGACACCAAAAGCAGATTTCACTGCGGCACAAGAATTTAGTTTTGAGTATCAATTAGAACGTGGGACAATAACAGATAGTTATTATGCACTATATTTAAACTTCAATCAATCTACTAGTTTTACAGCCGGAACAGCAAGTGATGAATTGCAAATCGTTAATGCAGATACAAAATACGGCACAGATACGATTGCTGATTTAAAAGACGTATATAGAATAGTTGATGCGGCAGTAGACAAAGAATATACTGTAACGTTTACAATGGACTCAAATGCACCAGGTGTTTTAAGAGCAACAGCAAGTGGTTCAGCTACAGTAGAATATCGTTCAGCAGATAAAAGATTAGTTCTTAAAGGAACAAAAATAGATTTAAACAATACGTTTAGAACATTAGCATATGTTCCTACACTTAGTTCAACAAATACAATAACAGTTGCATACTTTCAAAGACAAGATACAGATACTATTACACAGGCGGCTGGCGCAGATACATTTACTATTACACACGACTCTACTATTGCTAAGTTTCAGTTAGATGCATCAAATACTAATTTATTCTACGCAGAAGATTTACAAAACCAAGAAGATATTCTAGCATTTACTAGTTTACAAATTACAGATGCGGCAGAAGAAATTCTTGCAGGAACAGGCAGAACAATTCATTATGTCATAGAAATGACACTAAATCCCGTAACAGAGATTTTCTTTGAAACACCATATTCAGAGTCAGGTGTTCTTGCAGATGGCGTAGTAGAAGTAAACGCAAGTTCAATTACATTTACAGGTAGTAAAACATTCTGTAATCAATTTATAAGAAGTCTAAAATTCAGTGGTATTGCTGACCAAGTAGATAACGTTGCTATTGTTTATTCTCAGTCAAGATATGTCGATGGTATATTTAACGAAGCACAAGCAACTGACCAAACAGCATTAACACTACGGGCACAAGGTGGGGGAACTGCGGAGGCATTATTCTCTCCAGATCCACAATTCTTTACAGTAGACTCAGCGATTGCAGAAAACAACGAAGCAATCAATCCTAAGTTCTTAGCTAATAACTTTCAAACAGATGGTTACTTGATACCAGTAGTAATCGTAGACTCGGCAGTAGCGGCTGGTGGGACAACACTATACAAATTAAGTGTTGTATCATCAAACTTACCAACAGGTATTACGATTGCAGATATCCCATACTTAACAAAAGCAGATTTCAAAGACGCAATATCAAGTGGTATCAAACCAGGAAGTGTTGCAGATACATTTATAGAATCATTAAACTATGGACGTGAATACGAAGTTCATTTTAAAGTAACTAGAAGATTAGGTAATGGAACAGAAGCAGACATAGAGTTTGGTAAACTTACTTACAAGTTTATTACTCCTCCGCAAGTATTTGAGTTTAAAGCAACTAATCCAAATGTTAGACTTTCAACAAATACAATAACATATGACCATTCTACACAGAATAAGATTACTGCAAATGTTCCCTCTACATTTACTCTGTTAGCAGAAGATACTCTAACAAGATACTTCTTTGGTTATGTTAAAAAAGAATTAGGAACAGATGAATTTTATGGAGAAGATATAGGAACAAGTCAAAAGTCTTTGACATTCCAAGAAATATCACAAGATACGTTTACAGTAAATCAAGTATCTGAAACAGCATCAATTACATACAATCCATTCAATGATCCACAATCAGTAGCATCTACTGGAACATATTCAACGTTTGCACCAAACAGTTTTAAAAGAACAGAAATATCAAAAGCAGAACATATTTGTGTAGATAAGTTTGGGTTAAAAACTATTTTAACTATTGACTACAATGAGATTGCAGTAAAATATTCAGAAGGCTATGAAGTAGTAACAGATGTTACAGCACCAATGATTGCACATCACGTAGGTGATGACTCGGGTGCGTTTACACTAGAACCAAGTAACGCTCTATTCCCAGAAGTGGCTGATGATGCTAGAATAGGTTTCAATAATCAAATAAGAGTTTCACATAACTGGATGGGCTTAGATGAGATTGGAACAACTATAACTGGCTTTAATAACTTAGACCCATTTGGCACTACACCTAGAACTATTATTGCAGGCAAAGGTGCACCAAGAGAATTTAAAGTAGGAACACTAGCTTATATCGATGAAGCTGATTTCTTTACAACATCGCCAGGCGATAAACGAGTTATACAAAACAACACTAATATTAGAGCAGAATTTATAAAGAATTTTTTTAATAGTTCTTAGGCACACAAATAAACTCGCAACCAGTATTAGCAAAAAGCAATAGTCAAGTTGGTGCAAGAGCAGGCGCTACTTCATTTTTTGAAAAGATTGGAACAAGCATTGTTACCAGTCTAGGTCTACTTAAAAGAACAGCACCAGCACTTATTAAAGGTAAGTTATTTACTCCACATGGCATGTCGGCATCAGAAACAAGAACAGGCTTTCCTGTAGTTATGTTTAAGACAGGATCTTACGAGCAAGGACAAGGTGTAATAAACTTTGCTGATACCCAAACTAACATAGATTTTGAAAATAGTGTAGATGAATGGTTTGATGAATATGATTTAGCTACAGCAGGTAGCATCCAAGGTGATGATGGCACACTAGTCACATATGATTATGCAGAAAACTCTTTAGGTGAAATATTATTAGTTAGAAGTTCTCCTTCAGTAAACGAAGCAGTATTGATAGCTCCTTCTGGAAATCAATTTAAAATTCTTAAGAAGTTCAGAGAAGCATCAGAGTCACAAAGAACATTACCTAAGTTTGTTGAGGGAGTCCCTAGTTCATTTACAGCAACTGGTGTCTTAACAACTGACCAATCAACTGTTGTCTCAAATGACTATAACAGATGGGCAAGAAGATATTTTGCAGACAATGTTCCAAGAATAAAAGTCTTTAATGATAACTTTATATTGCCTACAGGCAAAGCAATAATGAGAAGAACAGACTCATATGAACTTACGACTCTTGTAGAAATTTTAGGAGTTGATATAAGCAGTAAAGCAATCGACCAGTATATTGTTTTACCAAATAATAAACTAGCGTATGTATCAGTCAACGAAGGTATGATTGACGATGGATTAGGCAATATAAATATTAGAATAGATAGTAATAACTATCGACACGTTTATATTACTAATGATGTTTTAAATCCGTTTGATTTCTATGGTATACTAACAGATATACCTTTTGCAAATATAAACGGGCCAGACAACATCGATAGGATCGGTGAATCACCAGGAACAAGATATGCACGTAAAATGTTTATGTTTAAAACACTGGGTAAACTATAAAGGAAACAGACAATGACAATTAACTTAAGAACAAATAAAGGGTCAGCTTTGAGTTTCGGTGAATTAGACGGAAACTTTACAACGCTCGGCTTAACACACGGCATGACTAATTCAAACGTTGCAATAGGTGTCAACGCAGTAACAGCCACAAC